GTTGACCTGCTAAAGGTGTATCTGCCTCACAAGAAAGTCGCGTTGATTATGACGGATGAGAGCACGGAGAACTCCGAGCCCATTGTCTTGCAGCGGATCGATTGGAAAGGCCCCCCGCGGGGACCGTTCCACCGGCTTGGTTTCGAGCTGGTACCCGATAACATCATGTCCCTGCCCCCGGCGGCTATCTGGTACTCGATGAACCGTATCATTAACGAGATGCACGGCAAGATGGCCGAGCAGGGCATAGCTCAGAAGGACGTATTGCTTACGCAAAAAGCCTATGAGCAGGATGCAGAGGCCATCCGGGATGCGGATAACATGGATGTGGTGACGACCGACGGTGATCCTCGGCTGACGCAGGTATTATCCTTCGGTGGAGTGAACAATAACAACATCCTGTATTCTAACATCATGAGGGAGTTGCTGACGTATGTTGGCGGTAACTGGGACATGCTCGGTGGGCTGGCGCCACAGGCACCTACCCTGGGGCAGGACCAGATTCTTGCAGCGTCAGCGTCGTTGCGGATGCTCAAGATGCAGGAAGCTATGGTAAACTTCACGGAGCAGGTTGTGCGAGATATGGGTTGGTGGGAATGGCGCAACCCTCTGCTGGACGTGGATCTTGTGTACCAGATACCGAACCTAACGTTCATGGGCGAACCGCTGGAGGTACAGGCATCGCTGACTTCTGACGACCTGTCAGAGGATGATTTCTACAATACATCGTTGGAGATTGATCCTTACTCGATGCAGAGGGACACCCCGGCGACGCGGCTCAAGAAACTTATGGAGACCTTCACTGGTATCATCGCTCCCATGCAGCAGACGCTGCTTGCGCACGGTAAGACGGTAGACCCTGTGAAGTTCCTGCACCACATAGAACGCCTTGGCCACATACCCGAGCTGAATGACATCGTGGTTGATGCGGACCAGCAGGTTCTGGAGAACATGCAGAACAGCCAGACGGAGACGGGCAAGCCGCCTGTTACCGAGAGGATATACACCAGAAACAACAGGTCACAGACTACCAGGCCGGGTAAGGACCAGGCCATGAATCTGGCGCTGATGGGCGCAGCACAGCCCTCACAAAGCGCAATGGCAAATGCCGGAGGGAGTTGATAAATTTGCATTACGTGTATAAAACACTTGACAAAGGTGAACTCGTTGATGTATATATGTCATACGAGGAGAAACAGAAAATAGAGGACGAGAACGGGATTATCACCCTTGACTCAGGTGAAAAAGCACAATTCGACTGGGAAGCGACGTTTAAGGGCACGCCGTCTCACCCTGGCAACTGGCCGCTTTCGTCTATCGGGGCGTCGGTTGACCCGGCGCAGGTTCCCGAGGCCGAAAAATTCTGCAAAGACAACGGAGTGCCAACGAAGTTCAACGGTAGCGGGGAGCCAGTCTTCACTGGTCCTGGTCACCGGAGAAAGTTCCTCAAGCTGCACGGAATGCACGACAAGGCAGCGTACATCTAACTCGTAGTTGGGAAGGGGGCTATATGTCCGTCGAAGACATGGAAGCCACTGAGAGAGTGGTGGACGAAGAGCATGAGGAAACCGAGGAACCTGAATCTGAGGACCAAGCGCAGTCCGAAGAGGAGGATCCAGCCGAGGAGGAAGATTCCCGCGAGCCGGATGACGAAGATTCCCGGGAGGCGGATGACCAAGAATCCGAGGATGGCGAAGAAGACGAGGTTTCTGAAGAGGTTCGGCGGGCAATATCCGAGTATGGGCTCTCGGAGGAGCAGGCAAAGAAGTTGGCAGACGCTGATGCGCTTGACACCTACTTTGACGCTCTGGACATGAAGACTCTGGAAATCGGCAAGCAGGAGAAGGCCGGCAGCATGCCGGAGCCTGAGCCGGAACCCGAGCCAGAGCCGGAAGTCCAAAAGCCGAATGCAACGCCCCGGGAAGACCTTTCGGCTGAAGAGGAAGAGTTGTTCTCTCTGGAGATCAACGAGGATGATCTCGGCGAGGAGATAGCGGCTCCCCTCAAGAAGCAGCAAAAAGCCCTGAGAGCGACGTACAGTCGCCTCAAGACGATGGAGCAGAGGATAGAGGCAAGAGAGCAGGCCGCACAGGCTCGTGAGCTAGATGCCCTTGGTGCTTCCTTGCCGGAAGACATCAAAGCGGTTCTGGGAAACGGGCCGTTGTCGCAGCTATCTCCTGATAGTGAGCAGGGCAAGCGGGCATTGACGGTCATCTCAACTGCCGAGGCTTTGCTGCTAGGCATGCGCAAGACGGGCCGAAGCGCCTCTGTACAGTCCATCTTCGAGAAAGCGGCTCGTATAGAGCTGAAGGAGCAGTTAGACAATATACGGGGTAGGAAGGTTGCAAAGAAGGCGAAGGATCTTCAGTCTCACGCAACCGCACCGGTAGACAAGCGTCGAACCAGTGGTAAAGCCTACGCCGAATCAGACCGTAGGGTACGAGAAATACAGGAACGGCTATCGAAAGCCTAGTACTGTCCGAAGGGAGTTGAGCACACATGGCATCTACTGTTGTCCTGACTGACATGGCTGATCTGGTAACTGCCACGCTGGATGACATCGAGCGGATGAAGATTTCGCCCGACTCGGCAGAGTATCAGGAATACATCGTTATGGACAAGCTCCTCAAGAAGAACGTCGAGGAGATCTCTGACGGTACTGGTATCAAGAAGTTCGTGCAGATCAAGCTTGAGGATGCGTTCTCTCACCAGGGTATTCTGGACGAGGACGATGTCAACATCGTCGATGTGCTGACCGAGATGAACATTCGCTGGGCGCACGGCGTTGCTGACTGGGGTTTCACCTACCATGAGACCATTGCCAACCGCGGTAAGGCTCGCTTGCTGGACATCTTCAAGCCCCGTATGGCTAATGCCAAGTTGAGCATGGCCGGTGGCCTTGAGAGGGCTTTCTGGACACTCGTTGGTTCGACCAACAACGTAAAGCCCTATGGCGCTCCTTACTACCTAGTCAAGAACGCCACTGCTGGCTTCAATGGCGGACGTCCTTCCGGGTACACCGACGTTGCCGGTATCGACCCGAACAGCAATGCAAACTGGAAGAACTACACGTTCTCCTACGTGGACACGAACCGCGCTGACCTGGTCAAGCAGATGCGTACCGCGATGCGCAAGACCCGCTGGGTCTCTCCTGTGACCACGCAGCAGTTTCGCGACTTCGGCATGAAGTATGTTATGTATTGCAATGAGGTCACGCTGTCCGACATCGAAGATGTCCTGCTCTCGCAGAACGACAAGCTCGGCTTCGACGTGGCTCCGGTTGATGGCATGGCTACCATTCGCCGCCATCCATTCCAGTACACTCCGTATCTGGATGGTGAGTCTGATCGCCCGATCTACGGTATCAACCATGACACGTTCCATGCTGTCGTGCAGACTGGTGACAACATGCGCATGACCGGACCCGTCAGGGCTCCGCATCAGCACAATGCGTTCATGATGTTCATCGACCTGTCGTACCAGTTCATTTGCTTGAGCCGCAGGCGCAACTTCGTGGCTTACGTGGCGTAAACTGATCGGCTGATGGCCCCGGGGTAAAGGCCCCGGGGCTACGGCCAGGAAAAACAACTTGGAGGTGAGTTATGGCTGTTCAGCACATTGATGTTCTGGGACAAAGCTCGCAGAATCCCATGAACCCCGCAGTGTGGAAGGACATGCCCCTCGATTCTATCCTTATGGGTAACGCGAGGGTTGGGTACGGTCTTTCTGATGATTTCGTTCTTGCCCCTACGTCGGCCACCGCGCCTTCCAGCGTGGCGTTCGGCAACTATGTCGCTTACGGCGATGCGGGTACAACTATTGGGCCGTACACCGGTGGTGTTGGCGGTGCTCTTCTGCTTACTCACGACGGAAACGACAATGATGAGATCAGCGTCCAGGTAAATGGCGCTCCTTTTCTCATCTCTGACACTTCCGGCAGTGATCGTAAGCTCGTTTTCGAGGCTCGCGTTCAGAAGTCCTCGGTAACGAATGATGTTATGGCTATGTTCCTCGGCCTTGGGGAAGAGGGCCTTGCCGCGGCGAACACTCTTGTCGACACTACGGGTGCCCTTGCCAGTAAAGACTTCATCGGTTTTCATGTGGATCAGGCCGATGGCGACTCCATCGACTTCGTGTACCGAAAAGCCGGGCAGGATGCTCAGGTACTGATTTCCGGTGTCAGTGCTATGGTGGCTGACACGGCTATCAACCTCGGGTTTGTGTATGATCCCGAAGCAGCTGCTGATAAGCGCATAAAGGTGTTCGTCAACGGCGTAGAGCAGGGTACGTATGTTACCGCTACCCAGATTGCGGCAGCGACATTCCCCGACGGGGAAGAGCTTGCACCGCTGTTTGCAACGAAGCTTGGCTCGGACACTGCTTGTACCGCGCTGCTTGAGTATTGGGCATGCGCACAGCTCCGCTAGTTCCGCCTTTCACTGGGGGCCGTGGGGCTTCGGCTCCACGGCCTCTCCCCTAACCATGAAGGAGGATTGTTTTGGCAGCGTGGATGGACGAAGATATTTACCGGGATGTCATTGAACGGTTGTACCCTGAAGGGAAACTCCCATCCGAGGTAGAGGAAAAAGTCGAGGAGATAAAGAAGAAACTTGACTTTATTCTGCCAGGAGTGTATGAACTTAGGGACTTTATCTGGTCCATCATGATTGCCGAGCAGTCTGGAGCACCGACCAAGAAAGTCAAGCTACAGGAGCAGGGCCCTGATCCTGCACCCCGCAAAAGCAAGGCTGCTCCCAGGCCGGAAAGAGTTTAGCCTATGGCTGATTCAACACTGGCGATTACCTATGACGATCTTCGTAATGAGGTAGGCCACTACCTCGGCAAGCAGAGGACGTTCAATACGTGGACAGCGGCCACGGCTTACTCTCTCGGTGCCTATGTGCGCCCCACTACCGAAAACGGATACGTGTACGTGTGTACCACTGCTGGTACTACGGGCGGCACTGAACCCGCCGCGTGGCCTACCGAGGTGAACGAAGAGGTAGACGACAACACGGCAACGTGGACCTGCCTGCGCTGGACACCTGATGACGATGAGGACATTGAGCAGATCCTACGCACCGGTCTCAGGCAGTTCTACTTTCCGCGTGTACTCACAGAACTCGGTGAGCGTACTCCTCACATGTGGACATTTCTCAAGCCTGTTGATACACTAACCACCGTGGCTGATACAGGCGAGTACGAGCTTGATGCCAACTATGGTGGGGTGGAAGGCAGCATATACTTTGAGAATGATGACGCTTTCGATCCCATATGCAAGACCAGCGTCGGGGAGGTAGAGGTTGCCAGGCAGAACGCTGGCGGGTCTGCCGGTACCCCCCTTGTATATGCGGTTCGCCCGAAGACGAGTGACTATACGGGCGAGCAGAACTACGAAATCATCTTCGGCCCTGTGCCGGACCAAGTGTTTACTCTGACTTACTACCCGATAGTTCTGCTTGATAGGCTCACAGCCACCAAGAATCATCCTTGGGGTGGAGCACAGCACGCAGAGACTATCAAGGAGAGCTGCCTGGCTGCTGCAGAGAGGTTCAAGCGTGACATGTCAGGTCAGCATCAGCAGTTGTTCGACCGCTTTCTCGTAGCCAGTATCGGCATGGATCGTCGGCTACAGATTCCACACAACCACGGGCGCATGCGTGGACAGCAGAGGTACTATCTGAAGCCTCGGAACATTCTGGTAACGTATCCGTAGGGAGAGGGAAATGAAACGAATCATTCTCGCAGTTGTGGTTCTGGCACTGGCTAACACCGGCTGGTCTTACACGAACAGGTTCTCTCAGTGTGATCTTCCGTTCGATGGTAATCTGAACGCCATACAGGTTGGTGACCGCATTGTAACGCAGGATGCTGCATCGACACCGAAGGTCAGCCCCTATACGGTTGGCGCTTCCACGGCCACTGGCTTTACCATCCCCAATGACAGGACGAATGGCTTCGGCACAGCTTTTGTCTTCAAGGCTGATGCAGACCTCCGGTACGGTCTGAACTCGACCCTTGATGGTGCAGCCGCCGACCAGGGCTACATGAAGGCCGATGCTAACGTAGACACGGTAGTGCCGTGTGCTACAGGGGACATGATCTACCTGCTGAAAGACACGGCGGGGACTGCTACAGTATATTTCTTCTTTGAGACACTTCGTTCATCGAACCTGTAGGGAGCGGGCTATGAAAAAGGTTCTCGTTGCTGCTATCTTGTTGTGCGCTGTGCAGAGTGTGTACGCTAGAGGTATAGGTCACGGTATTGGTGGGCAGCGCGGGACCGCGGGGCTGGTACGTGTTGATGCGTCTGGCTCGGCCAGCTACTTATTCGACGCCATCCAGCAGGGTACGGGTATGGCTATCACGAAGAACAACGGTGACGTGCGTATCAGCACAACCATCACGCAGACGAACACGGATGAAGCCAGCTTATATAACCTCAATACCTACGCTCCTACCTCATCCGGTACGCAGGGCTCAGTGTGGACAGCCACCACCAGTGGTGGTACGTGGAGTACCCTCCCGGCACAGTCGGACACCTCTGCTGCTACCTTGTACGACCTGAACAAGTATGCACCTACGGTAGCAGGTACCTCTGGGTCTGTGTGGCAGGCAACGGTAACAGGAGGTAAATGGGCAGCAGATCAGACCGGTGGCGGAGGTGGTGCTTCGTTCTGGACATCCGTGGCTGGAACCACGTCGGCAGCAGCTAACGGCGTTGCTGCGTTCAATACTACTACGGGAAGCATGGATGTTGGTGATGCGGTCAAGTGGCTCGACGAGGATAGCGTGTGGAAGTACGGACTCGTAACGGCGAAGCAAAGTGCTAGCGTAACGTACATGGGGGAGGCCATCTCTGGCCCTCTGTCAGCAAGTTCTTTCTCGGTAGGTGATGGGTCACGCGTTGTCCAGATTGCCCTGTCTGTGAATGGTAACTGGTCAGATGGCTCCCAGATAAATACCTCTCTGCTCAGTACCGACATGTCTTACGAGTACAACTGGACTGGTCCATCTGCTATGCTTGTGGGAGCGTATGTGTATGGTCTGGCTGCCAATGGTGCGCCATCCCCGACGTGGAACTGTAAGATAGGCAGTGAGGGCTATGTGTTCTCTACCGCTGTGTCGGTAACGACTACGGCGCAGGACACGGGGGACACTGCAACACGGTCTAGTTACGACCTTGATTATGGTGAGGAAGTTCTCCTGCTATGTCCGGGCAATGAAGCTACTGGCAACAACAACCTTATCGTGAACCTTATAGGGGTATTGCCATGAGGAGAGTTCTGTCTCTGCTGGTGTTACTTGTTACCGTTGGCGCGTTTGGCGGGCCGATCATACCGAGCAACAACGTGGCTGGTCGGTTGGCGCGTGGCTGCTATTCGCACTACACGTTTGATGAGGCAATAGGTATAAATGTAACCAGCAGCAATGCTTACTTCGGATCTACAGTAAGCGATAGCAACGGAAATGTACGAATGGAGGTTTATGGACCCAGCCAGTCAGCCACTTCAGTGTTGGGTAACGCTACTAGGTTTGTTGCAGCGGAATCGGACACGATGAACCTCAGATACCTTCTCGACGGTGTAGTCCATGAGAAGTTTGCCACTGCGTTTACTCCGTTTTCGCTATCGTGCTGGATAAAATGGGCCGGTGGGGGAGGTGTTCTGCCGAGGGTGTTTCAACAGGAAAGTGACGGTGGAGGTGCTGCCCACCTTGGTTGGGTGGCCTTTGACCCAAG